TCATGGCGTCGGCTCTGCGACATGCGCGGGGTCCACGGCCGGGCCGGCGTCAAACAGGTGCACTGGCGGCAGTTCGAGCATTGCCCGCGCTTCGTCGACCGTGCACGTCAGCCAGCGGTCGAAGTCGTGGGCCTCGATAGGCACCAGCGAGCGCTTGTCCTGGATCGGCAGCGGAAGCTTCGTTTTCGGGTCAACATCGATCTTGTGCATCCGCGACATCAACGGGTGCAGGTTCGCGTTGAGCGTGAGCATGGTGTAGCTCTCCCACACTTCCCCCGTTTCAAAGTCCGTCCACGGCGCCCAGAGCCCAGCCAGGCCCCATAGGTCGCCGTCGGCCCGCCGGAAGCTCCAGGGCGCATGAACCCCGGTCTCCCAACACGGCTCAATGAAGCTCGCAGCCGGGATGATGCAGCGCTGGCTCTTGGCCCAGGCATCTCTGAAGGTTGGCTTCGCTTCTATGCCGTTCAACCTGGCATTGACTGTCGAGAGGCGCTTGCCTTTCTTTTCGCCCTTCTTTGGCTTGGTCTGCGGAATGTGGCTCGGCGAGAACGATGGAATCAGGCCCCACTGCCCCACCACCAACTCGCGCTCAAAGTCGGTGACGTCACGGGCCCGCCGCATGAACGGCGACTTGTAAAGCGGATGCATGTCCCGAGTCCAGCGCTCGGGCGTGCGCGCGCCAATGTGCCAGGCGCGCTCAATCTCGTAGTCCTCAGGGCTGATGTAGCGGGTGCACATTTTTCATTCCCTCGCGCCGTCGCGCCAGCTGACCATCCGGCGCAACTCCTGCGCGCCGGCTTCGAACGCTTCCATGTAGGTGCCGCAGGCGTCTGGCGCGGCTTTCAGCTCGCCGTAAATCCGCGCGTCGCCCTTCGACTCGATCAACACCCAATAGAAGTGCCCAGGCTCTTGTTCGTCGACGGTCAGGGCGATTTGTCGAAGGTGGGTCATGGTCACATTCTGCGGGGCTGAGGCCGGCCGCAGCACCCGACTTACCCGACCTCATTGATCGGCTTCAGCCAGTCGACCGCAGCCTTGTCTGGCGGCATCGCTCGCAGGCGCTCGTCGCGCCACAAGTCGTGAGCAACCTCCTCCAAATCGAGAGGGTCGACGGTGTGCCACTGCTGCTGCAACCGGTGCGCGCAGGCGGCAATCCAAAGGTTCGCCGGCAAGTTTTCCATGCTTGCAGTCTACCCCAAACACTGTATATTTATCCAGTACGACGACAGAGGCCACCCCAATTTGAGACCAGGACCTCGAGCCGCCGTGCTGGTGCGTGCAGGTGACTGCGCGGTGTTCAAACCTATCGGAGAAACGCGATGAGCAAAGTGAAGACAGCCCGCCAAGAGTGGGTCGAGAGGTTCATTGACGCGACGCTCGACATCGAGCCGCGCGCGGCAGTCGAAGACATTCATGAGGATGCGTGCGAACTGTACGAGAAAAATGGAAAAGAGGTGCCCGCTCAGGTCGCGAAGCGGCAATACGGCGGTGAACGCAAGGAGTACGTTTTGGGCGAGAACACACCCGCGTGGATGAAGCCAGGGGCGGAAGTCCCGCCGGGTTGGAGGTATGAAGGTGGAGTCTGGCGCAACAATTGAAGCCGAGCTCGAGGCGATGGCGCGCAAGGCGGGTGAACTTGGTGATGCCGAGGCGATGCGACCTACCCTGCGCGACTTCGCCGACCAAGTCGCTGGCCGCTGTGCGCGGATCGGCGATCTCTACGGCGACCTGGACCGCAACGCTGGCGACCACATCCGCGCAGTGATGCACGACTTTCCGGGCCTAATGCCCTCCGCAGCCAAGAACGGCGCAGAGTGAGCTCGAAATGTTTTTAGCCGATGTCACCCCCATGATGTGCAAGGGGATCCGCCTGAAGCATCGTGAGCGCGAGCGACTCTTGGTGACGGTCATGATCCGCGACTCAGATCGCGGCACAAATAACTCGGCGCGAAATCTGGTTGAGGTGATGCTTTTCCAGAACTGGGGCTTACCGCAGGCAAGATCTGCGGGCCGGATCTCAGATCCAATGCTCCTGCCATTCAGTGGGCCAGGGATGCTTGTACAAGGCACCGAAATAGAAACAGTCAACGGCGAGACTTCGGAGCACCGTCAAGTCTGGCATGTGATCCCGCGCGCGCACTACGACGACGACGACGATTAGAACGTTGTCCAACGACAATTCACCCAATGAGCCAACCTGACTTTTTCAATGAGCAAACCACGATCCTGCGCGCGCCCTCCTGGCTCGGCGGAGACGTGCGCGAAGAGCGGCCGCTGCCGCTAACGCCGGGCGACTACAAGGTGACGCCCGGCGAGCGCTGGACCGTCACAAGCCTGAAGACGAACGAGGTGGTCTACAACGGCGTCGGACCGGTCGAGATCGTCCGCGAGCGCGCGAGGGCCTGACGCAATGGCCTCCCTCTTTCTTTCGATGACTGAAGCCGTCATGAACCATTGGAAGGCGAACGACAACGTTTACCCGAAGAAATTCATCCTTACGCCCGAGCAGCACGAGGGCTACGTCGAGTCGCGCCGCGCTGGCATCGGCGGGGCAAAGGCGAACATCAGCGAGCACATGGGCGTACCCGTTGAGGTCGCGGAGGGCACGCCGGGAGTGATGGTGGCCGCCGATGGCACCGAGGTGACGCTGCAGTGACCCCCGGTCGCCCCCGCGTCCCTCGCCAGCCATGATGTGTTTCTGCCGAACGCTGACAAGCGCTATGCACACCCGATAACGCCTACCTCAACAAAAATCACCGTGCATTAACGCTTAGGGGCATCGCCGGGGTGCCGCCGGCGGATACGGAAAATTGACGAAAGGATCTGCCCGCCCCTTCAGTTCCTGCCAGTTGAAATCGTAGCGCTCAGCCATAGGCCAATCGTCAGGATATTTGAGCTGAAAGTATCCGCCAATGCCATCCTCCCATCCATCGGAACCGCTTTCGCAGGCGATGAAGCTGGATAACGAAGTGAAGTTACTCTCCTGGAATTGGGCTGCCAAGATAACTGCACAACCACCTATTGCATCAAGGGCCGACTCAAACGTGGCCCGTTTGAAGTTGGCGTGGCGATCATGCTTGGACTCGTTGTAAGCCTTGTACCAAGGCAACGATTCTCCCCTTGCCCATCTCTCGAATGGCCTGCGAACCCGCTCAACGCCGTCCCACGTAGGAACTCGCACTTGGTACGAGGCCAATCGATGCGACTTTTCGATCTTTTGATAGTCAAGCATTGACGGGTTTCCGCCGAACGCGTACTCGTTTGCCAGAAGAATGGCCTTGCAGTTAGCTTCCACCTCAATACAAGCGCGCATCAGCAATTCATGTATGCGATATGAGTAGCAGGCGAGGTTCTCGTCGGCCGGTTCAACATACTCAAAGAGCGTTTTGAGGTCTTCCTGCAGAAGCAAAAAAGCTCGCACATAGTGCTCTGGTTTTGTCGCATATGCAGGATGTCCAACGTACTGTCCGTTGCCACTATGTGCATAGGAACCGTCGAGTAATTGGCGGCTAACACGTCGATACGGCTGGCTCAGCGGCATTGTGAATCCTTGAAACGAATGTTTGGCTCGACGGGCGCGATCCTATCGCACGCATGATCTGTCCACCACGCGTTCATCGATAGCAGTAATTAGGTTACCGCTGCTCGCGGAGAAGCGACGCAGTGCATAAGTTGAGCGCCGCCTTTAACTCACCCTCGTAACCCTCCCGCAGCTCAATCTCGGCGAGGGCCGACGCGCTGAAGCGGTCGAGGTCTACGCCAGGCTCAAGCGCCTCAGTCGGCATCGCCGGCCGCGCTGGCATCTCTACGCGGCATTCCACCGGAACCGGCACCTTCACCTCGCGCAAGGGCGCAACCCCGCATGCCGTGAGCAGTCCGCCGAGGGCCAGAACAGCCGCCAGGAGCACGCAACGCCTCATGGCTGCACCCTCCCCCTCAACCACGCATCGACGCGCACCTGCGCGCTCGCGCATACGTCGCCCGGCACCGCCGCCGGCGCGCTCAGGATCGTTTGAGCGGCTCTCTGTCGCCCTGTCGAGGCCTCGCGCGCGACGGCCTGCGCTTTCTTCGCTTCAGCGCCGCGCCTGTCGGCCAGCTCGCGAAGGTCGTCGGTCGCATCGCTGCAGGCCGAAGCCATGGCCCGCGCGTCATCGCGCTGCAGGACCGTGGTGGCCGCCTTCTCCCGCGCGTCCACCCACGCCCAGCCAAGCGCAGCATTGCCCGCCACGCTGAGCCCGAGCGACACCAACAGGGCTTGCATCAAGCTCATTTGCTCAGCACTTTGTACGCGCGCGCGGTGGCCGCTTTCCTCTCTGTTAGCTTCAGCCGCGCTTTGCCGTTGATGCGACCCGTGATGTCGTAGACATCGCCGCGCTCGGCTGCCGGCAAGCAGTCTTTGAACTCGGCGAACACCCAGCACGCCGACAGCGCCGCGTGCAGGGGCTGCAGCAGCAGTTCGGGTTTGTCGCGGTAGTTCACGCCCATGGCTTTCCCCGCGGCCACGTAGGCGTCTTCCCAGGTCAGCTGAATCAGGCCCCGGCCGTGGAAGCCCTTGTAGCGAAGCGCGCTCAGCGCGCGCGGGTTGCGCAAGTAGTCCTCGGCACGATAGCCGCCCTGCACGAACAGGCTCGGGAAGACTTCACGTAAGCGCGCCGCCGTCGTGTAGTAGAGGCCTTCTTCGACCTTCTCCAGCGTGTCCGACTCGATCACGAGCTGGCCGAGGAACGCGGCCGCCGCGCTATCGGAGTGGATGCGAAAGCGGTTCATGCCGTCCGCCAGGTGCAGCACGTAGCGCTCGGCGTTGGCGCGCGTGGCGCCGGTGCAGTCGATGAGGGTCTGGGTATCGATCATGGTTTCTTGAACTCCTTTGCGGTCTTTGCGGCTTGGTTGGCGGTCTGTGCGGCGCTCTGCGCAGTGCTGGCGGCTTCACCCGCCGTCTGCGCAGCGCTGGCCGCGGTGCCGGCCGCTTGGTTCACGCGGCCGGCAAGGGAAGTCAGGCGGTCGCCGAAGACTTCGCGAAGCCGGTCGATTTCCGCCAGGTGGTCATCGCGCTGACGCGTCATCTGCACCTCGGCGTTGCGCGTGGACCAGAAGTAGCCCGAGCCGAAGCCGCCGAGGAACAGGCTTCCGACGACGCCCACGGTTTCGAAGAGCCGGCGCCACTGGTGCGGCACGCGCATGCGTGGCTGCTCTTCGAGCGGCGCACGGTCGGAATCGGTGTGCGTTTCACTGTTCATTGCGTTGGTCCTTGAGTTGGCGAACGAGGTCGCGCAGCGAGCCGAGCTCAACGGTCTGCGCGGTGAGGGTTTCGTTCATGGCCTTGAGCTGGCCCTTCATCTCCCACAGCTCTTGAAGCGCTTCGTTGCGCTCGGCCGCGAACTTGTCGGCGCGCTCTTCCGCCTTCACGCGCGCCGCTCGCTCGCCTTCGAGCAGCGCCTGCCAGGTCGCGAGCGCGGCAATCTGCCCGTCGCTGTCCGCGCGCTCTTTCGCTTCGGTCGGCTGCTGCGCGCGCCAGACCCTGTAGCCGCCAGCAATCGACAACACGAGCGCGGCGAGCTGCGCGATGGGGTTGCCGGCGAGATCGCCCATGTCCATGAAGTGCCTCTTCTCTCTCGTTAAATTTCGACTTGCACGAAGGGCATCGAAGGCGCTTGGCCTTCGATCACGCCATCGCGCACAAAGACCTGATCGCCCACCGCGCCGGCGCCGCGGGCCGTGAGCACGCCACCGCCGGGCAGCTCCAGCCGAGCGACCTCGCCGTCAATGGCGGTGATGGTTGCGAGCTGCAGCGGATAGCTCGGCAGCAGCTCGATGAAGGCGTTGAAAAGGTTTGTCGAGGCCATGCTCATGCCTCCACATGCGTTTCGAGGGTGATCGATTGGCGCAGCACGGGCCGTTGCCAGCTCACCGACGTGGCGCGCACAAGGCCGAGATGCGTCTCGGCGCCGTCCTCGTACTGGACGAACGCGCCTGGCAGGATCACGCCGGTTTCCGGGCGCACCTGCAGGCTCAGGCTCACGCTCGCCTGTGCGCCCGTGTCGGACAGCACAGCGAGGCCGCGCTGCGCGACCGCGTTGACATCAGTCGTTAGCGCGTGCGTGAGCATCGGCGCCACGCTGTCGCCGGCGGTGCCGCTGCGTGTGACCTGTCCGAGCACGCCGGCGCCGTTGGTGCCCGCCACAAAAACCCGGTTGTAATCCGGCCGCGTCAGCAACTGGATGCCCTCGACGGACATTGCAGCAGCGGGCAAAACGAAATCCGGCGCGAGCGTGTTCCAGTACCACGGCGCGGCCGGATAGCGTGGAAGCACGCGAAGTGTGGCGTCGGTTTGGTGCGGCTGCACGATGGCGCCGGCCGCGCTGGCGATGTCGAGCACCGCGCCGATGTAGCTCCCTTGAAAGTCCCACGTCCCGCCAGGCACGGTCCAATCCATAAGGCCGAAGTCCACGCCCCATCCGATGCTCACGCCGTTGTACGTCAACGCTAGGTTGAGCAACTGCTCGACGCTGCGCGCTGCGGCTGACGCATGGTTGAGCGTGGGCGCATACGGCGCATCGAGCATGGCGCCGCGTCCCTTGCCTTCCACCTGCACCTTCGTGGAAGGAAAGCGCCGGTCGCGATTGCAATTGTTCGCGCTCAGCCGGTACGGCACGCCGTTGACGGTCGCGAGGATGTCCACCGGCGCGACGTGGATGCCGCGACGGATGACCGGCCACGCCGAGCCCGGCAACGTGGCATTCCAACGCCAGGTCCACGAGTCGGCATCGAGGCTCATGGAGAAGGCCAGAGCCTCGATTTCCTCGCCGCTGTCCATGCGTACGAGGGTGATGCTGTTCTGCACGGTGTAGGTCTCCAGAATGGGCACGATCACGGTTTCGCCTGTGCCGGGCGGCGGGCGATGTCGCTCGCAAATAAAAATTAGGGTGCTGCTGAAGCGCTGCCGCTCGCGGAAGCGCAGCTCTGCCGATGGCAAGTAGCACGGGTCTTCGCCAGGCGGCGCCACGTCCGAACGCCCAAGCGGCGGCAGCATCGCGGCTTGCCAGCGCGACAGCCACGCGCGCTCCACCAACCGCGCAGCACCGAATCGCTCGACGTGCGCGTGATCGATGCGACGGACCTGCTGCCAAAGCGCGTCCGCCGCACGCCTCAGCCGCTCGGCCTCCTGGTAACGCACACCCAACGCTGCCGGGTCCACTGCGAGCGCAGCCTGCCAGCGCGCCGCCGCGCCTTCGCGCGCTCGCCCCGCCTCTTGGTAGCGAAGGCGCGTGTTTGCATGCCGCGCATCTGCGGCTTGATGGCGAGCGGCGACAGCATTGCGCGCCCGCCCCCCTTCATGCCACGCTGCGGCGGTGACGCCGGCGGCATGCACGGCGCGCTGCCAACGCGCGATGCGGCCGGCCTGCGCCTTCATCGCGCTTTGATGTCGCGCCGTCGTGCCGACCTCGACGGTCGCGGCCACCTGCCAGGCGCTGACCACCTTCCCGACGAGGGGCCGTTCGGTCGCGCTGTCGTAGCGCACCGCGCCGCGCACCATGAATGCCGGCAGCGCGATGACGCCGGCCGCGGTGCCCATCGGCGGCATATCGGCGACCACCGCGCCCGCGACCATGAAAACTGGCAGCGGGATACGCCCGACCGCATAGACCGCACCGCTGGCAACCTCGTCGGGCTCGCCGAACGTGAGCTCAACCGGCCGGACGCCGAGCGGCGGCTTGCGAAAAACGAGGTCGTTATTCGCCAAGGGTCACCATCCCGAGGAAGAATTCGCCGCCTTGGTAGATCTTCCCTTCCGGGTCGCCGGCCGGCGGGTTCACCATCGTGATCTTGACTTGGCCTGCGCCCGATGGTCCGCTGACCGTGAAGTCCGCAATCCATGTGCCGTCAGCCGCCTCAAGCCGTCCCCACGCAGCGACACCAGACCCCGAAGCAAGGTCGCCGGCCGGATTGGCCTGCTGCAGCACCAGCACCCCCGAGCTGATCGTGCCCACCGGATAGGCGAGCACCGCCGCGGCGAGCAGCGTTGTCTCTGCCCCGCCCTCGACGGGCTTGGCACCGGCGAAGACCTTGAACTTCGCGCCCGAGCCCATGAAGCCCACCAGGCCGAGCAGCATCGCGTTGATCGCTACGACGTTCATACGGGGCTCACGATCACTGAAAGAGCGGCGAGGCCATTCGTCGCACCCGCGCCCTGATCGACCGTCACAGTGCCAGCCATGCTCAGGACCGCATCGATCAATGGCTTCGTCCATACAGCCATGCGCAGTTGATCGAGCGAAGTCGCCGTGCGAGATGTCCACGGCCCGTTCGATATTGACCAGCTCGTTGGCGCCGGCGTGGCATTGGCGTTGGCGCTTGCGGCAATCGCGATGCCGATCCGCTCGCCGTTGCCGGTCGTGATGTCCGGCACCGCGATGGCCTGATTCGCGGTGGTGTTGATCGCCGTGCCGTTGAAGGCCGTGACGGCAGGCTGCTTTCCGTTTGTCTGGCTGATCGCCATCGTTACGTATGTGCTTCGGTCTGCCACCGAGAAAGACACCGTCTCGGCCTGCCCCGCGTCTACTGCACGGCCCGTTGTCGTGTAGACGTGGACGTATCGCGTGGTGCCACCGGTTGCCGTGTAGGGCTGCACGCCTCGAAGCGTCCACCGGGCCGACACAGTCGGATTCGGCGTGCCCGTCTGCATCACCACCATCAGCAAATCGTTCTCTGCGATGACTGCAGGAAAGATCATGTTCGTGGCACCCGTCGAGGCATAGATGCCGAACCAGGCGCTTCGCACGAAGACGCTCGGCGCCTGCGTCTTGACCTCCTCGAGCAGGGTCACACCACCATTCGCCAACTTGAGGTTGTCCGCGATCACGGCGCGGAAGTCGTTCAAGTAGTCCAACGAATAGACGGTGTAGGCCTCGCTCTCGTCGATCCAATCGAACGAATAGGCGCCCGTCGCGGCCTCGCTCCACGTCTCCGCGATCTGCAAGCCGTCACGCTCACGCACGAGCCGAACCTTGCGCGAGACGGGTGTGTCCGACATGCCGTGCTTCTTCGTCGTCCCAGCCACTCGGCCGATGAGCAGGCCTGCAAAAGACGTGGTGTAGTAGTCCTTGCGCGCCCTGAGATACCGCAGCGGAGTGAAGGAGCGGCGCACCACGGGCGTCGCCGGTTGCACTGCGCCGGTGGCCTGCACGAGAGGCCGCGCAGTCGTCACCCGGGCGAAGCTGTCGGTGTTGATCGTGGCGGGCCCTGCCCCCAGGCCGTTGAACGGCACGTAGCTTCGGGTGTAGCGCGGGGCCGTCAGGCTTTGCGAAATGATGACGTTCTTGATGTTGCCGTTGAAGAAGTCCACAGCCGTGGCAACGCTCGCCGTTCGATGCGCACCGATCCACGCCGAAACATTCGCCACGCCGACCGTGAAGCCGGACGAGGCAGCGAACCGGGCGACCAACTTCCCATCGAGGAAGATCGTCACCACCGAGGGATTCGTCAGCGTCGAGTTGACGATGGCGAGCTTGTGCCAAGCACCGTCGTTCACCGGCACGCCGGTAGTGCTTGCCGACGACAGCGTGAACTGCAGCAGCCCGGTGACGGCCTCGATGTAGATCTGCATCGCGTAGCTGGAATTGCTGACCCACGAAAACAGCGTCTGGCGCGCGCTCGACGAGGTGCGGAACTGAAACTCCCACGTCGTCGCGCCGGGGTGGTTGCTGAAAATCTTGGACAGCGGCGTGAGCGCGACGTACTGCGAGGTGCCGTTGAGCAGGAGGCTCGTCGTTCCGCTGGGCGGCGCGACGGCGTTGCTCAACACGGGGCCGCCGACCCCCGTCAACGTCACGCCGTTGACGCTGCTGTCCGTGAAGGTCGTTTGGCCGTTGGCCCCTTCGAACTCCGCATAGAGCTGCTGCAGCGTTGCGGTGGCGCCCACCGCCATCGCCTTGACCGAGCTTGAAGTCTTCGTGCGAGCGCCCGGCCACGAGATGAGCTCGAACATGTAGTAGTCGGCCCACGTCGCGCCATCGTCCGAGAACTGAATTCGGGCGTTGCGCAAAAAGCTGGCCGCGACGTTCACCGCGCCGAGGCGGATGTCATCGACCTCCACCGCCGAGCCGCCAAAGTCCCACTGCAGGCTCAGGCCCATGTGGAGCGGGTACGCCCATTCGACCGACGTGCCGGTGTCGTCGTCGGACAGTGCCGCCAAGCTGCCCGTAGTGGGTGCCGCGGTTGCGGTCAGGACCGCGGCCGTGTCCACGCGCACGCCGCCGGCGAGCAGGTGGAATTCCGAGAGCTGAAGCGCGAACCTCCCCGCCGTTCGCAGCAGGTCGGCCCTCCAATAACGATGTGCCGCCATGTCTTAGCGCCACGGCCCGGTAAGGTCGATGGCGGCGCCACCGGTGTTCGCGGAAGTCGATGCATTGACGTAGGGCGTCGATGTGCCGCCGGCTACAGACCAAAACTGCAGCGTCTTGCCTGCCGAATTCTGAATCGCAGGAATGCGGTCAAGGTTCTTGAAGGTGTCGTAGACGCCCGACTGCGGCAGGTGGTACAGCCCCGGCATATCGCCGCGGGGGTATCCACTGGTCACCTGCTTGATGACCTTCGGAGAGACGTACAGCGCCCCGTCGATGGGATTTGGAAACGCCCCCAGAAGGCCAGTCGTGAAGCCGGAATAGTTGGTGCCGCCGGTGAGCGCATAGGGCTGCACGTAGGTCGGCGATCCCACCCCGGTGAAGTCTCGCGGCACGACGCAATTGGTTGCCCAACCGGCCGCCAGGTCGCCAGTCCCATCCGCCACGCCGGAGGCATAACCCAGGATGCAAAGGTAAGGGTCGCCGGCCGGTCGGAAAGGCGTCATGTCGCCGAAGCCACGAATGGCGCCCGTCTGAATCGACTGCGCCGAAGAAGTCCCGGCGAGCACGTTGTGCATGAACAGGCGGCTGTCACCCGCGAAAGCCCAGGTCACTGCGGTGGCGTTCGCGTTGTTGCTCTTGACCCAGTACCCACCGCCCGACTGCTGGGTGTCCGTCGGCGCGGGGTTGGTGCCGGTGTCGATGTCGGACATGGTCTCGTACATGCGCACGCGGCAGGCGGTCGTGCCCGAATCGTCAACGCGCAGGTACAGGCGCGTGCCGGTCACATCGTTGGAGCGGTACACCCGCTTGTTGGCTGCGGTGAAGACGGTCGACCAGCCAAGTGACGCCATCTTCATCGTGATGGTGCCGGTGTAGGTGCCGTCAGGCAGCGAGGTCGCCCATGTCGCCGTCGTGGAGGTCGGGCGGTTCACCACCTTCTGCTCACCATTGGCGCCAGCAAAACCGGCAGGCCCGCCCGTGACGCCAGCCACCAACACCACGCTGTCGATCTGCGACGAGTGAGTGCCGTTGAACGTCGCGGTCATCACGCCCGCCGCGGCGACGAGAGAGGTCAGGCTCTTGAGGTCAAAGCCCGTATCGAGCAGAGCGTCGAGCCATGCGACTGCGGCGCCCGCCACGCCGTTGAGCACGGGCGCGTTCACCATCGTGCTGTTGAAATTCTTGACGCTAGTGTCTACCGGGGAAGCCATGAAATCGTTCTCGCTTTTCTTTACGGGCGGTCCACGCCGATGCGGACCAGAAGTTCGAAGCTGTCATCGAGCACGCTCTCCGCGCCCATCTGCACGGTGCGAATGACAACGAAGGGAAAGGTCGCCGCAACGGTGTTGAAGCGGATGACGTGGCCCGCGGCCCAGCCCGAGCCAAAGCCGGCGGCGGGAATCGTCATGTAGGGTGCGCCCGAGGGGCCTATGGGCGAGCAGTCGGCCGCCATGCTCTGCGCGGTCACGATCTGCCCGACGTGCTCGCCAATCAGGTTGTAGGTGGTGCCGCCGTTGTTGATCTGGATGCGCCAACGCTCCGTCACGGCGCCTTTGTTGGTCACCGCAATGGGAAAGTCGATGTCGTTGAACGTCGGGTCGGCGGCGTTGCCGATGAGGCTGTCCGACCAAACGCCTGTCCACGACTGCTGGTCGAAGAAGAGCGACACACCGGCTTTCACGTCGCCCATGCGCAAGGCACTGCTGACATAGCTTTCGTTCGCTGGATAGTCGTGCGTGATGCGACTCCAGAAGGAAATTCGCCCGTCGATCTGCACATCGGTGACGGTCAGCAGGTCCTCGATGGTGTGCTCGTAGACGACCGGCTGCGCGTAGCTCGACACGTCGGAGAACGTGACCGTGCCCGCATCGAGGTTGCGCGTGTAGCCAGCCGACACGGCCAGGCCGTTGGCGTCGATGATCCGCATGCGCGAGAGCCGCACGCGGCCTGCGCTGAGCGTCATCCCGTTGGACACCACCGCCGGCGTCAGGCGCTTGGTGTTGCCGATGACCACGAGCCCGCCCTTGCGGAAGATCGGCACGCGGCCATCCGAAGGCAGGCGCACCGGGTCGAGGCCGAGCATGGCCGCATCAACCGGCAGCGTCGTGGTGGCGACGGTGTTGTATCGGATGGTGCTCGCGAAGACAGGGACCGGCTTCCAAATCTTGCCGTCCGTACCCACCGCGTCCGCGTCGTACCAGATTTCGCCTTCGTTGCCTGCAGCCGTCACCCAGTCGCCGAAGCGCACCTTGACCAGCCCGGTCAACGCATCCACCGTGCCGTGAACGTTGGCGCCGCTGATGACGCCTGCGAGCGAGGCCGTGACGTTGATCGTGCCGCCGTTGAGCTTCGTTGCGAGCAATTGCAGTGTGCCGGGGCTGATGGGCGCCACCGGTGTGCGAAACACCACGTATTCCACCGGCTGGCCGTTCAATGCGGTCAACAGGCTGTTGACGACGACCGGACCCGCGCCGGAAGCGGGCCAGGTGGTCAGCGCGGCCGTGTTGGTGGCGTAGTCGTAGGTGCCGGCCAGTGTGGCCGCGCCCGTGGCCGGATCAAGGTCGGTATAGAGCGCACCTGCTCGGTCGAAGTAGGTCTTGCCGCCCACGGTGAAATTCACGCTGCCAGGCACGCCGGCCTCGCTCGCGTTGGGCAGCAGCTTGATCGAGAGCTTCGGCGCGTTGAACGTCTGGCTCTTCGTGGTGCCGGCGCCGGCCACCCGAAAATCGGCCGTCACGAGCGCTGAGGCGTCCGCGGGCAGCGTGGCGTTCAAGGGCACATAGGCGTAGCCCGTGAGCGTGTTGCGGAAGGCGCCCGGCAGGTTGGGCGAGAGCACGGTGCCGAGCAGGCCCAGCTCGCTCACGGCCCACTGCGGCACGGGCACGGTCACGACCGCTTCGGGATACAGCTTGGCGACGCCCGTCGTGAGGTTGATCGTGCCGAACTCGACGCCGACACCATCGACCAGCTTGCCGGCGCCGTTGTCGGTCACGGTCTTGGTGGAGGCGAAGTTCTGCGGCACCCACTGGTTCGCCGGCACGCCGCCGGTGGACATCAGCACGAGGTTCCACGAGAGCGACACCGAGCGCGCGGCGATGTTGGTCTTGCCGAGGTTGAGCGTGACGCTGCCGTCCACCTCGCGCGCAGGTGCCGCGAATGCCTTGTTCTCGGCGGTGCCGTGGCTGTAGTTGACCGTGAAGGCCACCGACGACGCCGGAAGGGTGTTCGGCCGAACTTCGAGCGTGCTGCTCGCGTAGCCCACCGCCCCGGTCGCGTCACCGGCCAGCGCGCCGCTGCCGTTGTCCGCGGCGTGCCGGGCCGTGCCGTCGTTCCAGTCCACCGACACACTGCCCGCCTGCGCGGCCAGGTTGTCGAGCGCCAGCATGATGGACATTGCCGAGGCCAGCGTGCCGCTGCGGTCCCGGTAGTTCGACTTCGCGCCCCAGAAGAACAGCACCTCGCTGCCCACGTCCGGCAGCGCGCCCACGGTCGGCAAGGCGGTGCCCGAGGCATAGTCCACCGTCCCCGAGCCTGCGCTCGAATCTGCGCCGCGCAGGCGGCCGGCGCCATCGTCGGCCAGCTCGTACCAGTTGCCACCCGAGCGGAAAGCCACCCGCAGCGTGCCAGGTGCCGGCGGCGGAAGTATGGTGAGCGGGTAGCTGCTGCGACGGTTCTCGGCGGTGACCGCAATAGATGCAGAGTCTGCGAGCTGGATCGGTGCGCCGGCCGGCTTGAACGTGATCGCCTTGGTGCCGCCGATCTGCGGCGCGTCGCTCGCAAACGTCAGCGTGCCGCCGATGTTGGAGATGGTGCCGATGTTCGCCGCGCCGAGCTTGAGCCTGCCGGCGTCGTCGGTGATCGTGCCTGCGGTCGTGGCAATCGAAAGGGTGCCCGGGAACACGGGATTGCCGAGCGTGAGCGAGACGCTCGGGCCGAAGGGGGTCGCCGTGGTCAACGACACATTGCCGCCACCGGAAGCCACCAGCGCGACGGAAGACCCGGCCGCGCTGGTGTCCACGATAGGCACTTCCGTGGTGGCCGCCGGCACGAGCTGCGTATCGATGCGATCCACCTTCACGGACAAGTCGCCCAGGGCGGCATTCAGCACCAGCTTGGCAACGCCGTAGAAACGCGAGGCATCGGCCACGAGCATGCGATTGATGACGGCCGAGGTCGCGGTGCGCTCGAAGATGCGATTCGCAGCGGTGCCGGTGTAATCGTTCTTCAGGCCGTCGAGGATTTCGCAGACGCACACCTGCGCCTGGTAGTCCACGAAGGTATTGCTCACGCTGTAGCTGTAGGTGCGCTGCTCGACCGTGACGCGCGAGATGCGCACCGCCTCGGACTTGCCGCCGCCGCTGATCTGCAGTGTCGCGTTTGCGTTGGGCGGCGTCGCGCCGGGGCGCTGGAGGATTTGCAGCGACTTTTGTCCCTGCACGTGGTTGGACAGCAGGAAGCCGCCGAACTCTTCGCCGGGCGTGGTGTACGCCTCGACGCGCGCCTGAATGTCGGCGCGGCGGTCGAAGAAATCGCCCGTGTAGAACAGCGTAGGGCTGACGTTCGGGTCGCTCGGGGGCCGCACGATGCAGACCGTCCCGCCGAGCGCCGTGTCGGTGTTGAGGGTCTGGATGGTGGCCGCCACCTTCATGATGCTCACATCGCCCTGCGCGCGGTCCACCTCCGAGATGTCCTTGAAGATGGCATTGCTTTGGCCGTCGGCGATGACCCTCGACGTTGGCGCGCCGCCGCCGTTTGCCACGTCATCCATGACCTGAGTGGCCACGAGCTTGATATCGGATTCGAGAATGGTCATTGGTCAAACGGTGATGAGGCGCACGGTGGCGATATAGGGGTAGTTCTCGGCGGGCAGCTCCGGGCGTGCAAGCGGCTTGCCTTCGACGGCCAGGCCCGGCGCGAACTGCACGGTGAAGCTGCGGCCATCGGCCAGCACAAGGGCGTGCTCGCCTATCGGGTCGGCGGCGTTGAGCGACTGCAGGGCGACGAGGCCGCCGCGGGCGATCCACCCCGCATCGGCCTCGCCCTGCAGAGTGATCGGGCGGCCTGCCAGGCGCACGCCGGCATCAATGAGGGCCGCGCCCGTCACGGAATACTCGAGACTCTTCTCGACGGGGTTCCATCCGAACTCGTCGGACCAAACCATCCCGCGCGGAATCTGCAGGACGCCCAGGGCGTGAAACTTCGGTGCTGCCATGTTCAGTTGCCCGCACGTGCGGAAGAGGTGCCGCGTGCGGCGCCAAGCTGGGCGAGAAAGCCCTCGATGGCATTCGCGCCGGCGGTGTCGGTGTTGACGGTCCCGTAATCGCGGCCGTCGAGCTGCAGGCGCAGATTCAGGGTGCGCGTGGACTCGGGCTTAGGAATGGCGGTGGGCGTGGACCCGTCGCCGAAGAAGGTCACTTTCTCGGCCGCCTTCAGCAGCGCATAGCTCAGCGTGTCGCCGCCGTACTTCTTCTGGCCCGGGTTGTTGAAGAACTGAACGTTGCCCTTCTCGTCGGCGAACTCGCGCGCGATGCGGCGCGCGGTCTCGTCGTCCTTCACGCCGGCGTTCTTCAGGAACGCAGCGATGCCCGTCATGGTCCCGAGGTCACTGCCCGCGACGACGGTCTTCCCGTTCTTGTCGGTCGAGAAGCCGCTCGCGTCGCGGCCGAGGCGTTTGTTTTCGAGGGCGATTTCGCGCTCCTTCAAGGCGTTCGCCTTCTCTCGCGCCTCGATGTCCTTTTCCCGTGCGCTGGTGACATCGCGCAGCGCGCCGGCCAGGCCGTTGGCGGCCTGCGTGGCACTCGTCTGCGCGTCCTTGAGCTTCAGCGTGGAGCGGCCGGCGCTGTCGAGCGCGACCTCGAAGCCGCGCATGGCGGCCTCGGCCTGCACCCAGCCAGGCGCAACACCGTTGGCCGCGGCGATGGACGCTTCCGCGGCGCGCTTCCACGCTTCGCCCAAGCCGATGGCCGTCGCCTGCCCGCTGTCGCGAATCAGCTCGTAGTCGCGCAGCGCGACCTTGGCAACGGTTTCCAGCTCGACCTTCGTTTGCACACCGGCGCGCTGGAAGGCGGCGGCAATCTCTGCGGCGGCGTCGGCCTGCGCTTTCTTGTTGTTGACAGCGGCATCGGCCGCGGCGTTGTTGGCCTTCTTCAGCTCTTCGAGCTTCTGCACGGCAAGCTGAAGATTGCCCGTGTCGATGGCCTTCGCGTACTCGGCCCGCAGGCGCTCCGCCGTGGCCCGGGCCTCCTCTGCCTTCACCTTCTGCGCTTCGGCCGCACTGGCGGCCTTCTGGCCGGCTTCCTGCGCGCTGTCACCGGCAGCCTTCATCTCGGCGGCCATGTTCGTGAACGCCGCCGCGCTGCTGGTCGTGGCGGCGGTGGTGCTCTCGGCAGCGCCCGTCAGGCCCGCCCAGCCGGCGCGCGCTTCCTCTGCGCCCTTGGTGGCGCGCTCGAAGGCTTCGGCTGACTTCTCGCCGAAAGCGTCGGTCACCCCTTCCATGCCGGCGGCCGATTCGCGCACCTCGGCCGCGGCCTGCTTGAACGCCGCCGACACGCCGCCGAAGCTGATCTTCGAGAGCCCTTCCAGCATGACGCCCACGCCGGTCAGGATGTCGCGCGTGACGCCGGCAAAGGCCTCGCCCACACGAAAGACAACCGCAATCAGCGTGTTCGCGCCGGCGCTCGCGACACCCCAGACCGTTTGAACGATGTTGCCGGTGCTCTGCGCCTTCTGGCCGAAGCTGTCGAGCAGCGCGCCCACACGGTCGGCCAAGCCCTGCGCCTTCGCCACGAGGGCCGGCACATCGACGCTGGCGAAAAAGGCCTGCACCCACTTGATGCCGTTCTGGAAGGCGGTCGCGAGTGCGGTCCCGAACCGCCCCACAGTGCCATCGGCCACGGCCGAGCGCAACGCGCCGGCCAGCTGCTCGACGCCTTCTCGCAGCACCGGCAGAACGGGCGTCGTGAGCGCGTTGAGGGTCGAGTCCCACGCCGTGCGCAGGCCATTCAGCGCGCCGTTAAGATTCGCCAGCATGACGGCAGCAGTCTCGGCCGCGCTGCCGCCCGCGCCCTGCAGTGCCTTCTTGAGCTCGTCGAGCTTGTCCACGCCTTGATTCAACAGCGCGCGCAACGCCGGCCCGGCCTCCTGCCCCACTGCCGCAATCGCGCGCTGCCCGGCCGGGCCGGCCAAGGCCAGCTCGTGCAGCATCTTCTCGAAGTTGCCCGTGGTGATGCCGGCCGCCGCCAGCTCAGTACGGAATTTGCTGGCCGGGTCGGAGAACTGAGCAAGGATGCTGTTCAACGCCGTACCTGCGCGACTGGCATCGATACCCGCATCCGCGAACTTGCCGATGATGGCAACGGTGGTTTCGAGGCTCAGCCCGAGCGTGTTCGCCAGCGGCGCGGCGTAGCTCAGCGCTTGCGCCAGGCCGGCGACGCTGGTGTTCGTCGCGTTGGCGCCCTTGGCGAGCACGTCGGCCACACGGCCCGAGTCGGTGAAGGCCAGGCCCAGACCGTTGACGATTTTCGTGAGGTATTCGGCAGAGATGCCTAGCTCGATGTCGCCGGCGCGCGCGAGCTGCATCGCCGCGGGCAGCGTCTTGATGGCGTCGGTGACGCTCAGGCCGGCTTTCGCCAGGTTCTCCAGCGCGCCGGCGGCCTGCAGTTCCGTGAACCCGTAGCGCACATCCGCCGCGGCTTCCTGTGCAGCCTTGCGCAGTTGGCGCATCTCGGCCGCGCTGGCGCCCGTCGCGGCCTGCACGCGGCTCATGGCCTGCTCGAAGTCGGCACCGCCCTTGATCCAGCCCGCAAAGACCTGAATGCCGAAATAGCCGGCCACGAGGGCGGCGAACGCGATCACGCGCGACTGCAGGCGGTCGAACACCTTGGACGCATCGTCCTTGGCGTTGATGACAATTTGGATCGGCTTGAAGGTCACGGGGAAGATGAGTCAGGCGACGGACGATGGCGGCGCATGAGGCCTCTGTGCGAAGCCGCATGCGTCACCACGCCCCGCGGCAAGCCGCGGGACGGGTGTCCAAGGTCAGGCGACCGGGCGGCCCCCGACGTAGATCGCTTGGGCGTTGGCAGACTTCAGGATGTCCACATCGAATTCGACGGTCACAAACTCGACCTCGTTCGACACGATGGGGAGGTCACCGGAAGGCGTCAGGCTGCAGCGCGGCATGTACCAGTCCTTGTTACTGCCAGCGGCGTTGTCGGCCATCACGCGGATGGCCGAGAGAAACGAGGTGTTGCCGCCCGTCTTCAGACGCGTGTACGAGCCCGCAACAGGCGTGTATCCGAACTGCACGACGCCTGCGGTAATGCCGCCGCCGGCGATGATCTGCACCGCGCCCGTTTCCGGGTCGACGTTGAAGTCGATTCCGGCCGCATAGGGGTCGGTGCCGTCTTCGCTCTTGACGGTCACAGCCGTGACGTTGCGCACGCCGATGGGGTTCCCCACGGTCTGGCCGAGCTGGTAAATCTTGCCCGGCACCACCTTGCGCATCTCGCCGGTCACGGCGACTGCCTCCTGCACGACGACCTCGCTCGTTGCCGCAAGGAAGCGCTGATAGGTCGCCATGCTCATGTTGTTGCAGGTGATCTTTGCGGTGCGCTTGACCTTCCCGGTCAGCGTGCCGATAAGCTCGCTCGCGGCGGTCTCGGCCGAGAATTCTTCGGCCTTCTCCGAATCGACCGTGACGACGAAGCTCGGGCAGTTGCCCATTTCTTCCTCGCCCGTCAGCTCTTCGAGGGCGTTCAGGATGTCGAGACGCAGGCGGCCACGCGGGGCCGACAGTTCGGTTTTGGTATGCACGATGGGCACGGGGATTCCTTTCAGGGTTGCCCGTCGAAGCGGGCGGATGTGGAGAAAACGAGTTCGACGCCGACGAGACCGCTGTCGGGATAAGGGGGCGGCTTGACGCTTGCCAGCTGCAGGCGCTCCCAGCGCCGGCCGGCCACCTGCCCAGGCGTCCACCCCTGCAGCGCTTCGACAACGAGCGCGAAGGCGGCATCGAGCTGCGCAATAGCTTCGGGGTCGCTGCGCTTTGCCATGAGCGTGATGGCCCAGAACGGACGCACCAGTGCGCCAGGTGCATCACTGGCCGGCACATTGGCGTCGATGAAGAGCACCGAAGCGAGCAAGTCGGGATCGCGCTTACCGCTGTCGGAACAGATGCCCTTCACGCTCCACGCGCTGGACAGCTCGCCGCGCAGCCGAGTCACGATGGCAGGTTCAAGAGCAAGCATGGTCAGGCCACCCGCAGGACGAGACGGACGAAACCGAGGCCGTCCGGCTGCGCCGTCTCGACCTCATAGGCAACGCCGCGGATGGACAACGCGTCATCACGCTCAAGGGCGCCCAGACCCCATGCGGGGCCCGTGCACTCGGGCGCCACGGTGTCGGCTTCGCCGCCGAATGCGCCCGCATAAGGCGTGTCGAACATCACGGGCACCTCAACCCCGTTCACCAGCGCAACGGCATTGGCGAGCCGGTCAACCACGGCGACGTTCGTGCGGACTTCGAGTGCGGCGAATGGCGTGAGCATCGGCTTAGGCGTTCAGGTGGAGCCAGACGGTCGTTGCGCCGGCGCCTGCGGCCTTAGCCGCATAGCCGGCGAGGGTGTTGCCCGATGCGGTGGTGGTCAGGCGGCTGTTCGCCGCGTCCCAATACAGCAGCGCGCCCTGTGCAGGCGTGTCGGCCGCGAGCTTCGCCAGCTCCACCACGCCCTTGACGCGCAGAGCGCCGGTGGCGCCCGCGGCAATGTCGGCAACTGCGATGCCCAGGCGCGCGCCGATGACCACGACGGCGCCGGACGCCACAGCGGCGCCTGGCGTGTAGTCGAGCACATGGCCTTCTTGAACAAAATTCTTCATGACGTTTCCTTCTGGAAGTTGAGGTGTGCGGTGTGGGCAAGGCCGCAAGGCCCCGCCACGGGCATCAGCCGGCGTTCTTCGCCAGGGTGCGGAAGTCGAGCGGCGATACGCCAGCGTCGATACGGACCTTGAATTCGGTGCCGTCCACGTTCCAACCCGCCTTCTGTTCGAGGTAGGGCTGATCGTTGCCGTCGAGGTAGCTCACCTCGATGGTGTCGGTGGCGTTCTGGTCGGCCGCGCCATACCAGCCCGTCGGCGAGGCAGCGTCAAGGCGCGCATCCGAGACCACCTCGAAGGTGTCGCGAACGGAATTCGGCACGGTGTTGTTCTTGCTGCCGGCGCCGACCTCGAACTCACTGGCCTTCACCACGTTGGCAACGCCGCGCAGCGCGCGAGGAACGATGAGGTACTTCAAGCCGATGTTCAGCACCGCCTTGCCCTGCTTCTGCACGGCCATGCTCGCGCCCATGGCGTCCACGCTCGCCGTGGTGATGGCGCCGGCGGTCATCAGGTTGCCGTGGTCGGCATGGAATAAGGGCACACCATCGCTCATGGTCGGGTTGCCGGTCAGCACCGCGTACACCAGATCGCCCACCGTGCGGATCGCGGCGCGACCCATCAGCCGCGGTACGCGCGTGAAAGCGTCCATGTCGTCATTGATGACCGACTGGCGCGTGATGCTGAACAGCTCGCCGAAGGTCGCCAGCATCACGGTTTCGCCACGCTCGCCGATGGTCGCGTACTTGTATTCCGCGCCTTCAGCGACCTTGCGCAGGCTCGGGAACGCGTTGAGGTCCACGCGCTTGCCCGGCTTGAAGTCGCCCAGCGAGCCGGCACGCGTCCACAGCTGGAAGGTTTCGTCCGCTTCGCTGTAGCCGCGCAGCAGCGACTTGTTTGCCACGTTCGCCAGCAGGCCGGGGAAGTCGCTCGTGCTGTGGGTGAAGGCGGCACCGATGAACTGCATCTTGTCCATGCCATCGGTCTTGAAGCCGGCGCGCGCCAGGCTGGACCGCGCCAACTCGGAAAGCGTGTAGCCACGGTACGGGTTGGCGCCCTGCGGCTTTTCGAGGCCGGCGCGTGCGAGCAGTGCTTGCGTGGCGGCGCCGCGTTGCTTGTCTGATTCGTCTTCCACCGTGGTGACGTGCGCGCCGGCCACCGGCGTTGCGCCGACAGCCAGGTGCGCGAGCAGGCGCGCGCCGGCGGCCTCGACGGTCACAGCGTGGTCGTCTTCGCAAGCGCGTTGGATGTCGGCAACGCCCTGATGCGAAGCGAAGCGGGCGAAGCTGGCACGGATGCCAGAACGACGCGCCTGGTCGGCAGCAAGCACCGCAGCGGCGTCGGGTGCCGCAACAGGTGCGACAGGGTGAGCGGGCACGGCGGCGTTTCCGCCGCCGGCCGCAGCTGCGCCGGCAGCGCCGAGGGCGGCCAGCAGCACATGGGAACGGAATTTCATAGGGTCCTCTTCAGCGGAATGTGCGGCGGATGCCGCGGGTGTGCCCCCTGCCAGCAGAGCGGCCGGCAAGGTGCGATAACGGTTGATGGGGAGGTCGCGCGCTGCGCTGGCTGCAACGGGCATCGCATCGGTGATGGCGTCGATGAACTTCGAGGCCAGCGCCTCGGCTGCGGTGTAGTAGTGGTCTTTGCCGTCCGTCAGAAGCGCCAACATGCCGGGCTGGTCGCCCGTGCGGACCGCGTAGCTGGTGGACATCGCTGCCGCCCAGGTGTCGAGCTGGTCGGCGAGTTCGCGCAGCTCGGCGCTGTTGCCGGCCGCATAGGTCCACGGCGCGTGAATCATCAACATAGCGTTGTCCGCCATGTGCACCTTGTCGCCGGCCATTGCGATGAGGCTTGCAATCGAAAAGGCCATGCCGTCAACTTCGGTCGTGACGGTGGCCTTGTGGCGGCGCAGTGCGTTGAAGATCGCCAGGCCATCGGGAACGCTGCCGCCGATGCTGTTGATGCGAACGGTGATCTGTTCTGCATCGACCTCCTGCAGCTCGCGCACGAAGGACGCGGCGCTCACGGTCTCTTCCCACCAGCTCTCGCCGATGTCGCCGTAAATGTAGATTTCGGCTGCTGCGGCAACACCCAGCGCGGCTGCGGCGAGGGCTGTGCGGCGGCGGATTGCGTACCAGGTGTTTTGCGGTTTGCTCATGAACTGAGGGCCTCTGTGTTGAGACCCTCAGTGTCAAAAAACCGCTGTCCGGTTTTTAGGGGAGAAACCGGATTATTTTTGCCGGCGGCCTGGCTCTTCCGGCGGCTCGGGCGCTTCGTTCGCCGCAACAGCGCCGTTCATCGTGGCCGCGTTGCTGGAGAACACAAGCGCGCGTTTGGCCGCGTCTTTGCGGAACGCATCCACTTGCTCCACCACATCGCGCGGGTTGCCACCTCTGCGACGAATGACCTCGACCTCGCTTGCGAAGCCAGCCTGCACCAGCTTCTCCCATGCGTTGGCTTCCTTCATTGGGTCAATCCACGGCATGCTTTGGCCGACGAATAGCGCATCGTCTTCGGTGCCCTGCATCACGTCGGCCGGGATCGGGACCACGCGACTCAGGTGCGCGACCTGCACGAACGTCTCCCACGTCGGCTGCACGAACATCCCCACGAATTCATCGGTCAGCACGGCGTAGTGCACCCACTGCTCGACCAGCTCCTGCCGCTGGGCGCTGTAGCTGCCGTCATAGTCACGGCTGACGCTGGAATAGCTCGCACCGATGCCGGCAGCGAACGCGCGCAGCTGTCCCGAGCGCCAGGTGATGAGGTTGGGGTTCGGTCGATTGCTGTCGATCATGCCGACCTCTTCGCCTACCGACAGGCTGTCGATGATCATGCCCGGCTGCATGCGCAAGTCGCGCGGCAGTACGTTGCCCTCCTGATCTCGTGGCGGCGCGGGATTGTTCTCGGGGTTGAACCCGTTCTGCTCGTTGCGCTTGACGTAGGCCGTCAAGGACGCGGCGACCTTTGCGGCCACCCGCTCGCTCTCTTCGTAGTCCTTCAGGTCCTCGATGCGGGTGATGACGCTGGCGAACTCCGACACCCCGCGGCGCTGGTGCAGCCGGTCGAGGGTGGCGACCTGAAGCATGCGTTCGGCAGGGATGATCTTGAGGCCGCTCTCGCTCATGAAGGTGAGGCCGTCGCGAGGGTCGCCCTTGTAGACCCAGTACCCGGTTGCCTCGCCCCACGCGTTCGACTGGATGCCCTGCCGCACGCCCTTGCTCAGGTCGTCATAGTCGAGCGGCACAAAGTCCGGTTCGAAGATTTCAAGCGAGTACGGCACCTTGGTGCCATGGTTGAGATACGGCACCGGCCCGATGAGCTGCTGTGCGAACGCCTCGCCATCTCGCAGCCAGGTGTATGCAGCCAGCCGCTGGGCCAACGGCCAACGGTACTTGCCGGTGACCTCGGGCCGGCGCTGCCAGTCGCGGTGCGCTTCTCTCAGCGCCGCAGCGTATTCGGTGTGGATGGTGCCGTCAGCGCGGCGGGGCTGCGGCTCGACGCCAATCCCGCTCGGCCCCACCACGTTGTTCACCAGCACCCGAAGCGCTCCCCGCGAGAGGTCGTGGTTTCGCTCAAGGTGTCGAGCATGCGCGCGAAGGGCCGGCGCGCCCGCACCCACCAAAGTATCGGGCGAGCTGTTGTCCGTGCGGCGCATGCGCTGCTTGGTTGGCTTCGCGCCCTCGTAGTGCGCGAGGGCGCGGCGGTACTGTGCGCGACGAAGGCCAGCCGCCGGGCTCACGATTCCGACGAGGCGGTCAAGGAGGTTCATACTCATCTCAGCCCCTTTCGCCGTCGAAGCGCGCGACAGAGAACGACAGCCCGCCGATGGTCGGCGCACCGGCGCCCGATTCAGCGGCGACGCGACGCTCCCATTCGGCGCGCCCTTTGCGGAGCTCCGAGAGGTCTTCGTGCGTGAGCGTGCGCCCGTTGAACTGCACGGTCTTTCCCGAGAGCACGGCGGCCTCGGCGGCCAGGTAGCTGGCGAGCATGTCTTTTGCGATGGTCATGAGGTGAAGCTAGCTGTTTGCTTGTCCGGTTTTTAGGGGCGAATCCGGACTTTTTGCGATGCCCGGTCGTGGGGCGCGTTGCCCGACGATTTCGTAAATGCGGGTGCGGCTGAGGCCATGCCGGCGCATCAGCTCATCGACATTGGTCCCGGTGAAGTCGCGACGAATCGCTGCATCGCGCACCGACCTGTCCGGAGAGGGGATATAGAGGTCCTGGCCGCCAAGGCGTCGGCGCAGGCCGCGCACTATGGCTGCAGCGATCACGCCTGCCAAGCCCTCATGCATGCCGGTCTCTTCGCGCACGATGATGGTTACCTCGTGCTCCAGCTGCACCGCAGCGTCTTCGGATTGCCCAAGGGTGAGCGGGGAAGGTTCGGTCAAAGGCGGTCACTCCAATCATCAGATGCGAACGAGCGCGGCGCTGCAACTGGGCGCGGCACGGGACGAGGTATGGGGGGCGCAGGCACGGGCAAGACCAGCGCGGGCGTTACGGAGGCAGCAGGAGCCGGCAGCGCGAAGAGGTCGAGCGGCGGCTGCACAGAGGCCTCAAGATCGCTCCAACGCTTGTCGGTGTAGTTGTGAAGCCCGAGGCCGAAGGCGGCGTGCAGCGCATAGTTCCGGTTGTCGAGCACTTCATTGCGCGGCCTGCGTTTGACCCAGCGATACACCTCTTTGCCGTTGACCTTCACGAGCACGCGCTGCTCGGCCGTGAGCTGTTCGAACCACTCTTGCGGTAGCTCGCTGCTGAAGTGCACGAAGCCGGGCCCGGGCTTTTCGATGGCGAGCTGGCCGAGCAGCAAGTCTTTCGCCGTGTCGGTCCCAACATTCCACAACTTGATGCCGTTCGGAATCTTTTTCCCGTTCCACCGCACCTCCTGTGGGCTGCTCGGGCCGAGCACAGGCACGTTGTCTTCACCACGCCCCTTGATGGCGCGCAGCTTCGGAAGCTGGTGCTGCGTCTTGCGCACCCAGTTGTAGACGGCCTGCGTCTGGTCGCTCGAGTCGATGGAGATGGCGCTCAGTCCCATCGACCCGCCGTGCCAGGCCTGCACGTACCGGCTCGACAGGTACAGCGCCACCGGCGCCCAATCGTCTTCTGACGCGGGGTTACCGTGGATAACGTGGTGCTCGACGTGCCAGGATTCCAGGCCGCGGCCCCAGGCCCACACGTCGATTTCCCAGCGGTCGCGCTGCACGTCAACGCCGGCCGTCAGGATCAAGCCGCCTGCCGGGACCGTCTTCAACGGGTAGGCCTCGGCGCGGGACTGCAGCGCGTGCTCGTCGGTGCGCTCGCCGACGACCTCCCAGGTTTCGCCGAGCGTTTCGTTCACGAAAAGCTGCATTGGGCCAGCGTCTCCACGGGCGAGCGCGTCGAGCGCTTCCTCGAATTCCTTCACGATGCTTTCCCAGGTGCGCTGCGGGCTGTATGCCGCCCAGATGTGGAGGCCCAGCGTCTTGGGAGGCCGGGTGGGCATGCCGGCGCTGTCGCGCCAAACCCTGTCCGGCCCGAACCTCTTGCCGGTCTTCTCGCACACCCAGGTGCCCTGCATGGGCACACCGCCTTGCAGGAAGTCACCTTGCCGGATGGACTTGCGGCAATGCGGGCAGACGTGGCGCACGCTGGCGGGGTTGCCGCGCTCCCACTTGAAGCCATGCAGCATTTCTTTGCCGCCCCACTTCAGCGGGTGCTCAAGACCGCAGTGCTTGCAGTCGATGTAGAAGCGGACAAACCCCTCGGCGTTGAGCGCAGCGCGCTCGACATGGCACAGGCCCTTGAAGCCAGGCGTCGAACCACCGACGAACTTCGGATAGGGCGCGCCTTCGAGGCGGCCTTTCGCAAGGCCGCCCGGGTCGCCCGACTTCTCGATGGTCTGGTCGAAGGCGGACCACTCATCGAGGATGGCAATCGCCACGGTGATGCGCCGATAGGCTCGCTTCGCCTTCCCACCGAGCAGATGAAGAACGCTGTCGCGAAACTTCTTCATCTTGATGGTGTCGTCGTTCCCCCCGCCCTTGCGACGTGCTGCCTGCACCGCTGGCACACCATCGCGCGCATCAAGGATTGGATCGATTTCGCTCTTGACGTAGCTGTCGCGGTCGTCATCTGTCGGCTGCCAGAGCGCTTGCTTGCGCCGGCGATGCGCGATGTTGTACGCCACGAAGGCGGTGATCATCTTGGTGTAGCCGACACGCTTCGACTTCTCTACATCGAGTTCCTCGATGCGGTCGTCGCTCATGAAGTCGAGGATGCCGATCTGAAAGGACCACGCAATCCATCCGCCCTTCTGGTGGGAGCTTTCGCCAGCGAGCTTGAAGTGCTCGGCGGCCCACTCACTCAGGGTCTGGAAGACTTCGGCGCGAAGGCTCGCAAGGCCAAGGGTCACCGCGTGAAGCACGGCGCGCAATGTTTCACGCGAAACGCGTTCGGTCACTGTCGCCCCTCCCTTTCGAATGTTTCACGCGAAACGCAATCGGCCATCACGCTTCATCCCCTTCGCTCATTGCTTCCTCTGCGCTTGCGTCGTCGTCGGAAGCCAGACGATCCATTTCCGCAACCACCAGCTTTTCGGTCGCGCGTATCCACTCGTTGCGGGCGTTGGCGATGACCTGTTGCACGGTCGCCTTCGCCTCGTCCGGCAGGTCGGGGCATGCCTTGCGCAATGCACCTTCGAGCTGCTCGAAGCGATCCACGACCGCGCTCGACGCCATGCCGAGCACGTCAGCCAGGAGGCCGATGGGCGCGAACTCGCCGCGGGCCACAGCGTTCTTGATGTCCTGCGCTTCGCGCTGGCTGCGCGCGAGCCTGGCGCGTTCCTGTACTAGGTCGAGGCCGCCGGCCTCTTCGGATGCGCGACCGGCGGCCACTTCGCGAAGACGCTCGACATACGCAACGAGCCATTGGTGCGCAGTCTGGCCGCGCTCGATAACGCCCTCGCCCACCAGCTGGCTCACCTTCGCCTCGCTCACGCGAATCAGAGCAGCGAACTCGGCCTGCGTGACGGCCACGCTCATTGCTTCAAGCGTCTTCACTTAACCCCCTTAGGAAGGTCCGTGAACAGCCCGAGTACGCGGTTCGAATTACCCGCATTGCATCTCTCCAAAAGGGACCCGCGGCCCGAGCGGACCAATGTTGTTTTCGCGCACTGCCGAGCCAAGGCCATGAGGCGACGCGTGCATGCCGGGGTCTTCATTCGCCCACCGCCTTTCGGATGCGGTATCGAATGCGACGCTCGATGTAGGCCTGCAGGTCTGCACGCTCGGCCACGCGCTCGCGGCTGATGCGCGCGTCATAGACACCAGCACGAACGAACATGAGCACAGGCCGCACAACACCGCCCTGTGTGCCCGTTGCAGCCCAGATGCCAGGTGCGAGGTGCTGTGTAGGGCCACTGCGAAGACGACCGTATGCAATGAAGAAGCGCACGCCCTCGCGGTCCTTGGTGCCTTTGTGCAGACGGGCCTTGCGCTTGTCCGTCATGTTGGCCCTGTAGCCCTGCTCTCCCATGGCTTGGAAGTACGACAGCAGGCGCACGAGGAAACCACCACGCACATTGCCCCGCCCGTCATCGCTACCCGGGTAAGGCGTGGCAGGGATGGCTGTCTGATAGCCGGCTGGCAGGATGCCGATGCGGCGCAGCGCTGCCTCGCTGCGCTTGTCGCGACTCGGGCCGCCGAACTCTTGGGCCTGCAGAATCTTCTGCGGGTCCACGCCCTTGCCACCGAAGTAGGTCGGCTCAATCTCCACGCTCAGCCGCTCGGGCGTGGCCTTGCGCACGTACACGCTCTTGAGGATGTAGGGCGTGGGCCGGTCGAACTGCTCGCGCATCTCGCGTTGCCACTCGCGCCGCGCACGAAAGCCAGCATCGCTCAGGCCATCGGCATAAGCTTGCTTGGCCTGCTGGCCCGACAGCTTGGCGAGCTGCGCCTGCACGCGGGCAAGACCGCTACCCTCAAATCCCACAGTCACGCGCATACGGTGCTCCCTGCCCCAACGACAGCCTGCCGCACCCGTGCGGTGAAGGCGAGGTAGCTCTCGCCGCGGCCCATCGAGAACGCTCCTTCGTCCCACGCCGCGAGGCCCAATGCACGCGCCATCGCGTCGATGCCGCTGCGCGTCTCGTGCCATGCCCCAGCGCTCGCGTCAGGTGCACGAGGCACATCCCGCCAACGCTCGTTGCGAAGCCAGGTCGCGAACTCGGGCACGAACTCGCCATCGTCCTTCGTCCACCTCTTGCTAAGCCTTTGGGCCTCGATGGCCGCGCGCATGGTTTGCTGCTGCGCGGCGGTTGGCGCAAGCCGGCGGTATCGGCGTTCTGCCTTCGACCGGTTGTCCTGATTCGGGTAGATCGAGAAAAGCTCATCGAACCCGGTCGCCCCCCCGCCGGGGGGTAGGGGGGTATGGTTAATGATGGTTCTTGAAGATTTGGGTGTCATAGCTGTGTCACCCCTCGCGTCACCGGTGACACCCCTCGCGTCACGGGTGACACCCCTCGACCCCACTTCATGGGGTGTCAATCTGTCACCCGTGTGGATAACTTCGGGCGTTTTGAGGGGTGTCAATCTGTCACCCGTGCCCGTGTCGGTCGTGTCTTCCACGGGTGTCAAATTGACACCCGTGGTTGCGGGGAGCGTTTCGCCCGCCACCCACGCCGCAGACACGCGGTACTCGTTCGTGAGGCCGCGCCTGCCCGTCGCTGCGCGCACCTGCTCAAGCCAGCCGGAAGCCACCATCTTGGCAATCTGGCGCTGCACCGTGCGGCGGCTCTGCCGCGTCTTGCGCGCCAGCTCATCGACCGATGGCCATATGCTGGTGCCGTCGTCGCGCGCGTGATCGACCATCGCCAGGGCGAGAAGCATCTCGCTGCCGCCCTCGGGGTAGCGGTCGAACACCATCGTCATCAGCTTGATGCTCATGCGCCCGCTCGGCCCCCTGCGATCCACGCCGGACTGATGCGGTAGGCGGTGAAGCCGCCGCGCCCTGCCCTGCTCTCCGCGCGCACCAGCCATCCCGCCTTGAGCATCCGCGCGAGCTGGCGCTGCACGGTGCTGCGGCTCTGCCCTGTCTTCCTGCACAGGGCAGCGACGGACGACCGAATCTGCGACCCGTCGTCGCGCGCGTAGTCGGCCATCGCGAGCGCCAACAAGCGTTCACCGGGTCCGCCCGGGTAGCGGTCGAACACCATCGTCAACAGCTTCAAGCTCATGGCTTCGGTTCCTCCCGCATCAGGCCGCGCAGCACGCCCAGGCAATGGCCCACATGCGCATTGACCTCGGCGGCCATGTGCTCGGCCTTGCGCATCTGGTTGCGCGTCACGCCGCCCTCGCGTCGCAGCAACGCCTCGCCCATCGCCTGCACGAAGTCGGCATAAGCCACCTGCATGCGCACGCTCGTGTCGAGCGGGTCGCCTTCGGAGTAAACCGGCGTGGCACGGCTGCAGGTGTGGCCCAGCTCGCCCGCCATCGCATGCAGGATGGCGAAATTGCGGCTCTGCCACTGCATCTCGATGGCGTCGCGCAGCGTGAGGTGATGCGTGGTGTTCTGCAGGTTGACTTTGTGGGTCAACGTGTTGGGGTTCTGGCCCATCCGCTTGGCGAGGGCCGCAATGCCGCCCTCATACCCGTGCGCCGTGTCGTAGGCCGCCGCGGCGGCATCGTGGCCGCGCAGCTTGTCGGGCACGGGTTCGTCCGCGCCATAGCCGTGCGCTTCGTCAATTGAGATAGTCGTTCTCATGCAAACACCAGTGAAAAACAGCCCTCACGTCGCGGAAGCGGAGACCGCCCCCACGCTCGCAGAGCGGGTTGATGCCATCGAGCAATTCCTGCAGCAGCTCGTGCTTTTGCTTGAGGTCGAGCCAGACTTGAATCGCGAGTCCGTTGCCGCGTGGATCGAAATAACGAACCGGAGCGCCAGCGCCCACGACCTGCAATCCGAGCGCGAGCGCGTGGCGATGAATCAGCTATGCGAGCGCGTGCTTTCGCCCGCTGTAGACGTACTGCGGCCGGCGAACGGGTGGACTTCGTAGGAGGGCCGACCCCATGCGCGCCCTCACCCATCGACCCGCTCCAACGTTTGCAACCGAGGAAGAGGGGCATCCCCATAGATGTGGTCGTATCCGATGCGCAAACCGCGCGGCGATGCAAACGCAATCACCCTTGCCGCCATCTCTGGCGGCAGCGTCTGCCCTCGCTCGTAATGACCTACGTTGCCTTGAGTGCAGCCGATTCCATCGGCCAACACTTGTTGCGTCACGCCGAGGCGCTCGCGGATGCGTTTCAGGTGGTGCATATGGAATTAGTAGCGTTGCTGCTATGTTACCTTAATAGCGATGCTGTTTGTCAACATAAATAGCGTCGCTACAGTTTTCCCGGTGGACAACAACGACACCAACACCCTCGAAAGCTGGCAGCGCGAAGACGCTGTGCGCCTGCTCGCCCTCTACAAGGCATACAGGGCCGCTGGAGGTCTAAAGCAAGACGACTTCGCTGCGAAGTACGGGCTGCGCTCTCAGGCGAACCTCGGGCACTACCTGCACGGTCGGCGCCCGCTGAACATCGAACAAGCCACCAATTTCTCGCGCGGGCTGAATGTGCCCATCGACCAGTTCAGTCCGACGATTGCCGCTCAAATTGCTGGCGCCGCTCAGGCAATAGGGGCGCATCCGGCCTCTGATGTGGATTCAGAGTTTGTGCCGGTTCAACGGTTGACGGTCCGGCTCTCCGCCGGACCAGGCGCCGCAGCGGTCGTTGCCGAAGTCGAGGGCTCGCTTCAATTTCGTCGAGACTTTCTCGCTTCGTTTGGTGCGTCGAAGGACTCCGCTCGCATCGTGCATGTGGCTGGCACGAGCATGGAGCCAACCATCGTAGACGGCGCGGTATTGCTGGTGAACACCCGCAATCGTGAACCGCGAACGGGCTCTATTTTTGCGATGGCGTACGGTGACGATCTGATTGTCAAACGCCTTATGCAAACACCCTCTGGATGGGTCGCGCGATCAGACAATCCCGACGGGAACCCCGACATTCCTATCGACAACAGCCATCATGTTCACATCATTGGCCGAGCAGTTTGGATGGGCGCAAAGCTGTAGCCGCACCAGCGAAACGCCAGACGGAAAACTACCGTCGACTAGGTACGCTTCGAGGTCGAGAAGGAACACAGGAAAAGAGCATGCCATCAAGTAAAAAAACGATGCTCAGTGTATTAGGAGACCTAGCTTTAGTTGGTGCACTTTGCGCTTGCGCCCCGTCGACTCCCGAATCGACAGTGTGCAATTCTTTTTCATTCAAGATAAAAAAGAGCGAATGGACAGACCTCAGGCGGCTGCTTCACAGTTTCTCAATTGAGAGCCTTGGAAATCCTTCGTTCCTCGACGAGAGCTATCAAGATCCGGCAGACAGACGCTATTTACGAATAAAACTTAAGCGGGCGGGAGCGGACGTTACCACGCGCATCGACGGAATTATTTTCAGGGATGGAGAAGAAGTAACGCTTGAGGTGGTTGACTCAAACAACAACCCTAGAGTCACTCAATGTAGGAATGGGTACGAAGCAGACTATGACAACGTCCGAGCCAAATTGTCAACGCATTGGACGATTTCGGATTCGTCGAAGCAAGTTGGACCGGCGCGGTAGCGGTAGCCATGCGCCAATCTCCTATGCCTCCACACTTTCCAAGCCGAGCAAAACGCTCCTCGCTAACCAGAAGATATGCATCCCTCGGCAGGAGACTCGCGATCTTCATATGCGCTTTGCATCTATCTACCTGCCAATTGCCAGCATTTGGAAGATCACTGATTACTCCAGCTTGGGACCCTGAAATATTGCTTTCCCAAGACGCTATTCTGATTGGTGAAATCGAGCGGTATGTTTACGTTGGAAGAAACAAAGAAAAAGGCGTTTTTTCTAGGAACAGTCAAGAACAAACTCGGACAAGGTACGGCGCTATAAGTCAATATGAGGTTCTCTACGCGAGCGCCGCTGTAAAAAATCGTTTGCGCGGCACCATTTATATCGGGCCAATCGATTCAAAAGAAGAAAAAGCAAAAGGAAAAAGAATCTACCTTTTAAAACGCGATAGGGTCGGCGACTTAAATCAAATAGGGAAAAACGCCCTCTATACTGACCAAGATTCGCTGCCAATAGAAAAATCTCGAGAAATGCGCGATCTTTCAAAAATGCTAGAAAGAAGAATATACGATTGGCGTCGGTAGCAACTACGGACGTGCGGGTGTAAGGCTTTCACAAATGGCTAACCTGAGCCTTGTACTGGCTCACCCGCCTGCAGAGCCCCAACTAGATTCACCCTCCCCCCTCCTCTAGGCGGCTCCGGACTCCCTCCACATGGTAGAAATGGGCCCGCTTTAAAACCATGGACTCAATGGAGGGACAAGTTGAAAGTGCTCGCAATTTTGCCGCTTGCTTTAGCGGTAGCAACGGCCTCGGCCCAAGTCTATAAATGCCCTGACTCCACCGGCAAGCTTCAGTTCCAACAGACACCTTGCGTTGGCGGAAGTGGGACGAAGCTGAACGTACGGCCGGCGTCGGGCGATGCACCGACCAGCTCAAGGGAGGTAGGCGCTCCGCCTTCCGCCGCGCTCCTTACCGGTGAGAAGAAGTCGTTCGCAGATACCCTCGCAGATGAGCGGCTGCAGCGCGAACGCTGGGTGCGATTGAACGATGCAAAACTTGAGACTGATCGCATCCGCTCTTCTTGTGAGCGAGAACAACGCGTGATCCAGGCGCGACAAGCATCGTCGAATAACAACCTTGCGGGTGCGACGCGAGACCAGGCCATCGCATCCGAAATGCAGGCAGCTGCAACAACCTGTCAAAACCGGGTCTCCGGAGCGGATCGTGTGGTGGACCGCTATCAAAGCGAGTGCGACCGCTTGGGCTGCAGAGCGCCTGGCACGTAAAGCAGCCTTGCTACTTTATTTTGTAACTACAACAGCATTGCTATTGTTTAAGTAAAGCAGCATTGCTACTATTTGTCCATCCCAAATCGGAGATGGACATGGACCTTACTGGACGCAAGCAACCCGCGCGAGCGGCACATCGCCCCGCTCTCGCGCCAGCCGCAAAGGCTGACGGTCACCGCCGCTACCGCTGCAGCTACACGCCGCGCGACGCCCTCGGCCACCTGAACCCCTCGGACACCGGCGAGGCGCCGTCTGTGCAGTTCTGGGCCGCCAACGCCGAACAGGCCCTCAACCTCGCGCAGAAGCTCACGGGCTGCCCGGTGATCGAAGCCACCCGCATCGAGGGCTGATGTAGTGGCACGCGCACAAATCAACCACGCTTCCGACAGCCGCGCCGCCACGCGCCATACGGCCACCAGCTCGGCGCGCGTAGACATCTGGGTCCGCACCATCCGGGGCCGCCGCCAGGCGTTCTACCGCTGCAGCGCCGCCGGCGTGGCGAACTGGCAGGCCATGGGCGTGCCGCTCGCCAACAAGGCACTGAAGCTCGGCAGCATCAGCTTGCCGGGCCTAGCAGACGCAACCGTCACGCCCTACACCGAAGACGTGCCGGCGCACCCGGCTGCAGCCGGATTTGCCGAGCAAGCACGCAAGCTCAACAGCGAAATCGACGCCCTCAACCTGTCGGCTGGGAGCGCAGCATGACGACGCGCCCCCGCCTCATTAAAGAGTGGCAATTGCATCTGAAGATTGAAGGCCGTGAGCCTCGCACGCTGCAGGAACTGGCCCTCGCCAAAGCCGGCTACGACTACCACTGCAGGCTTGCGGAAATCAAGGCCATCAGCGCAAAGCTGGCGCTGCTCGACGAGCTCGTGCCCGCCCTCGCCGCCCGCGGCATCTCCTTCGCTCACCGCGACTTCACGACCTACAACGGCGGGAAGACGCTGCGCATGCACCCCTGCGCGCTCACCCGTGACAACGCCCTGCATGACGCATTGGTCGCGCTCGGCTTCCGCGAAATCGAGCGCCGCGACTGGGGGCGCGGCGAGGCCATGGTGACCCTAAAGCTCGGCCGCTCGCTGGTGCTGGAAATCGAGGTGAAGAAGGCCGAGGCACCTGCAGCGGCACCGAGCGCGGAAACGGTTCCGGCATGAGCACCACGCAGCACACGCCGAAGCCTCATATAGTCATGCGCGGCGGTCGGGCGTGCCTGTTCGCCAACCGAAAAGACGCGAGCTACTGGCCCTTCCCCGTGCTCGATGCGAGAACGGTGCGCGCACTCTCCGAGGCTGTCGCCAAGACCGCGGGAGGGGCTGCATGAGTACCACGCAGACCAACAGCGCGGCCAAGCTCACCGAGGGCTGTTCCGCGCTTACGAAATCCGCCCTGCTCGCGTCGAACAACCTCGCCGAGACCTGCGCGACGCTCGCCCTTGCGAGGGCGTGCTCGCACCTTCGCCTCGCAGTCGCGAACTACGAGCGCGCAGGATGTGGCCCGCGTGTCACACAGGCGCTGCGCGACGCAATCGCGAGCATTGAAGCCTCGTTCCACGCGGCGCAAAGCGGGGAGTGATGCTTTGCTATTCCGCTGCCCCGAATGCCGCACGCGCCGCCGTGACTATGGCCTGTTCACGCAGCACCTGCGCGCGACCGGCCACCGGCTTTGCAGGTGCGGCGGCTACCACTACGAGCACCGCCCGGGCTCGCCACTGTGCGAGCACAACCCAATGAGCGCGGCGCTGCTCGCGAGCCGATATGGCGCTTCCGATGAAGAGGTGCTCGACATCGCGCTCGAAATCGTCTTGACCACCCCGGGCCGCGCCGTTGCGGCCTGCCCCTTCTGAAAGGCCGGCCATGCGCTCGACCTCGTTCCAAGAAACCGGCGTTGGCCTCATGAGGACATCGCCTGTCGCGCCTTCCCCGCGCGCCCTCGCGACCGTCGCCGAAGTGGCGGTCTTCATCGTCCTGCCCATCGTGCTCGCCGCGATGTGCGTCTACGGCTGGAGCACACCATGACCACCACCACCAACGGCGTTTTCTTCGTCGGCAGCGACCGGCCCGGCCGCCCCGCAGTGAGCCACCACAAGTCCGATGCGGGCGACTTCGTGCTGAAGCTGCGCGTCGTCGACAACCAAGGTCCGCGCGCCAAAGAAATCTATGTCGTGCGCTGGATCGGCCTGGACGCCGCCGCGTGGCGCGACAAGCACCCCGCCCTCAAGGCCGGCGACGCGCTGCGCCTTGAACTCACGAACCCGCGTTCGATGCCAGGTGCTCACGCGCCCGAAATCCACGCCGCCATTCGAACGTGCGAGCTGTTGCCCGCACGCGCCCCCGCGGTCGCACAAGCCGCCTAGCCACCCCCAACGCCTCGGATCCATGACCCCCACCACGCCCCCAGTGAAGCGCCCCGCGCTGCACCATCTCATCGCGCTGACCGGCCACGCTGGCGCCGGCAAGGACACCACGGCTGACCTGCTGGTCGCACACGGACGCTTTCGCAAACTGGCCTTCGCTGACGCACTGCGCGGCGAGGTCTCCAATGCCTTCAGTGTGTCGCTCGACGACCTCAACGCGCCGCACCTGAAGAACGTTGCGACGGTTGCACTGCGCATGCGCCTTGCGCCGCGCGACTTCCTCGCCGCCGTCGTGCTGGCGCTCTCGGCCGCATCGCCGAACCATCGCACGCCGCTCAGCGACGAATGGCTCGACGAGCCGCGCAGTCCGCGGCAAATCATGCAGTGGTGGGGCACCGAATATCGCCGCGCGCAGAATCCCAACTACTGGACCGAACGACTCATCAAGCGCCTCGCGTACTACCGCCGCGAAGGTGAAAGCCGCTTCGTCGTCACTGACGTGCGCTTCGACAACGAGGCCCACGCGCTGCGGATGGCCGGCGCCGTGCTCTGGCAAGTGATCCGCCCAGGCCACAAAGGCTCAGCGGAAGGCACGCACGCTAGCGCAACGGACGGTAGCCGCTTTCACCCTGAGGCGGTCATCACCAATGCACACGACGTGAAGCACTTGCAGGTCGAGGCCCTGTCGCTGTTCATCGCCCGTGAACTCGGTATCGACCGTGGCAGCATGACCTTCAGCCTGCAATCCCGAGCTGTCGATGACGTGGAGGAACATAAATGAGCGCCCGACCGCTATATCTCGACAAACCGAAGGTTGCTGAATTCGTCGCACTGTCTGAGACAACCGTAGAACGACTGATACGCGAGGACGGTTTTCCCAGGCCGAGAGTGCTCTCAGGACGTCGGGTCGCTTGGCTTGTTCGAGAGGTGGAGGCATGGGCAGAAAGCCGCCCAATCTCAGATCTGCCGCCCCCCCCCAACACGGGAGCGCGTAAGGGTCGAAAGGCGTCAGAAAGCTAGCCACCGGTCCAGACAGGAGGTTTTAAGAACGCGAGGGATAGTGCGCACTGGCCGCGTGTCGGACGACAATCGGTGGGGAAGGCTCCTTAAAGCCGTGCCGCCGGTGTTTTTCCGCGATCAACAGTCAGCGCGACGCAGTTCGACCGAAAACCGCCCCGCCATGGTTTTTTGCCTCCGCGCCACGCTTTAACGGACGCAAGGGCCAAAGCAGCGGCAATGCAACTGGGTGGTTTCAAACGGACAGATATCAAAAATGACGAGTAGCTTTTTCTTTCTGCAGGCGGATAAAACCCATCGAAATCAAGCCTTTATAGAACAGCTTGAAATAGATGCTCAAGGACGAAAAGAACAGACTTACGTCATATCAAAACCGCTCGGTGACGCACGATACAACTATTCCCACGAGGATGGGCTAGTTGTTCTGTCTCCAAAAAGAAAGATTGCATTTGTCGATTTCTCAGGCGACGACAAGTCTTTTCGAGATTTTGTCGAAGATTTTCTTGAGGATCTTGCGTCGATTTCCGATAAATACAGATACAAAGACGCTATCGGGCGCCCACGATACTGGCGAGACGAGCTGGTCATCCATATTGACGGTACAAATCCAAACCCGTTTGCAGCTTGGCATGACGAATCCCGGGTGGACGATCCCGCAAAACAGCGCATTGCCGAGCTGTTGGTCTCATTGCTAACCGGCAGCATCAACGATATAGAACGAGTAAAGGCCGAACTCCCCCAAAGCCTTCTTGATAAGATTAAACGAAAAATCCTCTTGTTTGACGCTGATCAAACTCGCTTCATTTACCAAAAGCTCGACCAACCAGTCGTCCGTATTCAAGGGTTATCCGGAACAGGAAAAACCGAGCTACTTCTTCACAAGCTGAGAGATCTCTACGTAAATTTTCCAAATTCTCGGATTGTTTTTACATGTCACAATAGAATTCTCGCAGACAATTTAGAGCGTCGAATACCGGATTTTTTCAACTTTATGAAAGTTGAAGAACAGATCGCATGGCGAAATCGTCTTTGGTGTGTTCATGCCTGGGGCTCAACCAATCTTCCTGATTCCGGCACCTATAGGCTAATCTGCGAGCTATATCAAATCCCCTTCAATAGATATAGCGCTTATATGTCCTTTGATCGGGCATGTAGCGAGGCTATCGCGGAACTTAAAGGTCGAGCCGAAATAAAACCGAAGCTAGACTTTATTTTAATTGACGAAAGTCAAGACTTTCCAGATTCTTTTATTGAATTGTGTCGTCTAGTCACTTCAGACACCGTTTACGTTGCTGGAGACATTTTCCAAAGCATATTTGATGCGAGCATAGCGCCGACCATTGCCCCTGATTACCTCCTAAGCAAATGCTATCGCACGGACCCCCGTACGCTGATGTTTGCTCATGCTATTGGGATGGGACTATTCGAGCGCACGAAGCTTCGATGGCTTGAAGACAATGAGTGGCGCGCATGCGGATACATTGTGCAAAAAGCGGCTAGTGGATCTGTTTACCGCTTAACACGGGAGCCTCTGCGCCGATTTGAGGACATCGACAACACTCTGCCAAGCGTTGTCGTAGAGACAGTTGCAGGAGATTTTTGGAACTCTATTGGGACACAAATAATTGCTGCGATTACGGGATTAGGAAACGAGCATCCGACCCTAGCCCCTGACGATGTCGGAATCATTCTTTTAGATACTGGCGACGTTGTATACAAACTAGCAGATCAATTGGCAGTTCGTATTCCCAGAGAACTAGGCTGGACCGTAAATAAGGCCCACGAAAGTAAGCAACGCCGCCGCGGCGAGCTATTTATTAGCAACAGAAATAATGTCAAGGGACTTGAATTTCCATTTGTTATTTGCGTAAGCGCGACAATTACGACAAGTTATAAGTATCGCAATTCACTTTATATGACGTTAACGCGCTCATTCATTCAGTCGCGCCTGATTGTCTCAGAGCAACGAAATATTGATACGCTGCCGCACATCCTTGAAGGCTTAAGCAGAATTAACGCGGAAGGCGTTATCGAGGTTGCCCCGCCTTCTGAAGCCGAAAAGATAGGTATTCAAACGACGTTCAGAATGGCCACCAACTCCCTCTCCTTCTTCGATTTGACATCTCAGGTATTCGATGAAATTGGAGTGATTCCGCTCATGCGAAAACAGCTATTTGAAGCGCTTAAGGTGCTTGGCGACCAGGACCCTGACCTCGAAACCATTCGCGAGACTGCAATGTTCTTGTATTCCAAGATGATGCGCACACGGAGCTAGCGCGAATGGCCAAGCGTTTAGACATAACACTCGATGAGCATCAGGCCAACCAATTCTTGCAAGCAGTGCGGGTAAAGCGAGATGTGATCACCTTATGGATGAATGCAATCAAGGCTTTTCTCGTCCAGCAGCCTGCCGACGAAGTGGACATGGCAGCCGAGCTTTCCGTAGTCGTCTCTAAAATGAGTCGCCTTTTCCTCGGCGTGGCGGACGGCAGAAAAATATTTTCGATTGCGTTCCCATTCACTGTGAGAACAGATGGACCAGAACTTCAGTTTTTTAGTCGTGAGGGCATATTGATTGACTCGCGAATGTCGTCCGTGGTTTTGAGCCTTGTCCACACGGATGGCGTGCTGGAACTGCAGGATCCATATTCCTTTTTAGATCCGATATTGACTGCAATGGAGGCAGACCAAGGAACCTGGTCGTTGTTTCGTGAATTGATGCTTGCAGAGGATGGATACGTTCGGTATGACTGGGACACGGAGCGTGTAAACGGCCATCTACACCCGGAGCACCATTTAGATTTCTGCTATTCAGGACCTTCAACCTTCAAGGTTGGCCTCCAAAAGCAGTTAGGTCGAGAGGAATTTCTTTCGATTCTAGATCTCGAAACAGATTGCCACTATTTGCATTCAGTTTAATAAATTTCGTCAGCGTCAATGCACGGACGCTCGCTGAAACAAACGCTCAAGGTGAGATGTTGGCCAGCTTTTCCAGCTTCACATCCAACGCCATCAGCCATTGCCGCCGCTCTTTGTCATAGCCGTGCCGGTTGTAGGTTCCCTGAATCCCCGGCTGCACATGCCCCAGAAGCGCCTCGGCCACGCTGTCAGGACACCCCAAAGCCGCAAGCAAAGTGCGGCTAGTGCGTCTCAGATCATGCGGGGCCCAGTGCGACACCGGAAGGCGGGGCCGCATGAGTTTTGGATGCGTTTTCGAATATGGCTGGTAGTAATGCACCTGGGTTTGCACCACTGCCTGTTCGCTGTGCGCCTTCCCGCCGCTGTCTCTCGCGGGGAATAGATATCCGGACGGATAATCCTCGAGTCGGCGACGCACGATCTTTTCCGCGCGTCCGACCAACGGAACTCGAAGATCAGTCGCAAGCTCGTGGCGCGCGTTCTTTGTCTTTGCTTTTGGCACGGTCCACCACAAGCCATCTGCTTCCTCAGTGATTTCCTCGGCCTCCATAGCGCAAATCTCGGCTCCACGAGTACAAGTCCAAAGGTAAAGCGTCAGCGCGTCGTCTACCAGCGCCGTGAAGTGTGGAAGCCAACGGATGAGCTGTCCTGTTTCGACTTCTTTCAGGACACGCTTTGTGACTCCGATATGCTTTCCCTCCACGATCTTTCCCTTGCTCCGCAGCCGCCCTCGCATGACCAGGCGCCACCAATTCGGCGAACTCTCAGGGACACGTCCTGCATCGAGCGCATAGTCCCAGGCGGCCGCTAGTTCGCCGCGAAGCTGACCGGTGCTCACAGGCGTGTCCGATTGGTCCTCGAGTAGCTTGAATGCGTCGGCCCGCGTGACCATCGAGGCCTGCTTGTGCGCGATTGAGTCAAGTCGCTTGTTAAACAGCCGTTCAGTCTCTTTAATGCCTTTGGCTGCACGATGTTTTCTTATGTGGCCCGCCAAGTAGTCATCGCAGAGTTGACGCACGGTGTAGCCAGACTCGACTGCTTGCTTACGCCTGGCGGCGACCGCCTCGCGTCTCTCGATGGCAGGATCGCCGCCTGCGGCACGTCGGCTGCGCATCGCCTCCCACTCAGCCGCTGCCGCAACCACACTCAACGCAGGCCACTGCCCAATTGCCTTCTGTCGCATCCGCCCGTCGATGGGTGACTTGAAGCGGTAGATCCACGTGCGCTTTGTTGCTGAGGCCGCGAGGCGAAGGCCCGGGCACCCGTCAACCATAATGTGCTCGCCCGGCTTCAACAGCTTGGCTGCTCGAGCATCGAATTGCAT